AAACTTTAAGGTAACTTGGCCACTGCTATTAGTTACCGCGTTTTGCGTTAATTCATGAACACGCTTACCTAGTTGAAATCTGTCTCCAATATGACCCACAACCGTGTTGGCAGTTAAACCGTCAACTAGTAGCACAATGCCGTATTGGCCTGCACCTTTAACTCGAGCTACACCAGGGAAACTGCCGATATTGCTATGAGCAAAATCTTTCACGCGTAATTGATTAACTTGGCCACGTAGCGCGATTAACGCACCACGAATATCTCGGCCATACGCATGAGGTAGGTTTTTCCATTCTAATTTTACTTGCCACTTTTCGCCTGGCTCTTCAGAAACCTGTTCAACCTTTGAATACGGATTAAAAGCAGCTGTGCTTGACGGAATAACCATCCAGCTGCATTTGCTTGGGGTAATATCGGGTAAGTCAATAATATTGGGCATTACATCGCCGCCTTAAGTTGTTCGGTTAACGGGCCACCCGTGGAAAAATCTTCGTATAAATCGGCGCGCATTTTTTCAGTTGATAAGGCCATGACACTTTCAATATCGTCAGGATTATTATTCCCTTCAAAAGTGTTGTGATTGGTTATGTGAATGACGGTGCCTGAGCCAGAGCCTACGCTACCTTTATTCAACGCTTGTTTTAAATCTTGGTTGGTTCGGCTATCTACAACACGTTCACCTTTATCAAGTAACCATGTTCCTTCGCGGGGGATTTCGTCGATACCATCGTGAGCCATACCCGCCATACCTGCGGAAGCAGCAGTAATAGCACCAGCCATTGGTGTTGCCACCGCTAATGCAGCAGTCATTGCGCCAGGAGCCGCAGCAGGACCAAGAACAGGAATAGCCGAAATAGATGCAAAAGTAGCTAAACCAGCCTGCATGGCGGTTGCTGAAGCATTAGCAGACATAAACGTAGCTGCTGAAATAGCCGTACCTTTATTGATGGCTTTTTCAATGGCGAATAGTGCGAGTTTTTTAACACCTATTTGTACAATGCCCGAAATCACCTCTTTAATAACTGAGCGGCCAATATTTTTCATAGCATCACTAAAACTCTGGCCTTCCATTATGGACGTTGCTGTCGCATCACCAATGCCTTGCGCAAAACGGTCAAATGAATTTCCCCACATCACATCGAAATTTTCAGTGGTACTCGCAATGTGCTCATTCATCTGTTCCCAAAAAGACAGCTGCTTTTCAGTATCGGCTTCAACTCTATCTGCAAGCTCAGCCTTTAACATTAATTGCTCTTTTAATTGGTCATTAATGCCAACTAAACTGCCATGCTCTAGCTCAAAAGCTAATTGTTGAACGTTAGTTACTTCACCTGAAAGGGATACTTTTCGCTGTAGTGTCTCTGCATAACTTTGCGCTGATTGCTGAAGTTGTTCGGATTGTTGAAGCGCTTGTTTATCTGCCGCTAAGCTTTCTTTTTTAGTATCAATTTCTTTAGCTATATTAACAATTGATGCCTTTTGACCTGGTAATAAGTCTTTGTATTTTCCTAGCTGAGTTTCATACTCTGCTTTGGCTAATTCTGAGGTTTTACCAAGTAAACTAAGCTGTCTTTTTAACGCACCTTCTTGGTCTTTAAATACGTCTAATACTTTGCCACTTTGAGTAGCGGGTACTTCAGGTCTTTGACCTTCTGACGGCTTGGCGAGTAAGGTAGATATTTGTGTTTTTAATGCGGTGATTTTTGACAGCTTTAACTCTAAAGCTTCTATTTCAACATCACGATTTAATACTGTCTCTTCGGTTTCTTTATTAGGGTTTTTAAAGCCGCGTGTAGCTTGAACCTTGTTATATTCTTCTTGGGCTTTAAGGGCTTTTAGGCGAGCTTTGTCAATTTCTGCTGCGGGATCATTTTCAAGTTCAAACAACCTTAAGCGTAATTGTTTCGTGGTTAATTCAGTCAGTTTTTTATTCGCTAAGCTGACTTTATTTGCTAAGTTCGTACTCTCTCGCGCACCATCAGCAGCGCTCATGGCATAAGTACCCACCGCAAAAGCCGCTAACATAGCAACACCTACTGGACCACCAAGTAATGCCATAGCACCACCACCTGCTCTAAGGGCGAAATTTGCTTTGTTAGTCGCTGCAGTTAATACCGTTTTACTGGCAATTAAGCGCTTGTCTGCAAGTGCATTTTGCACACTACCCACAGCAGAGGCTTTATAAGCCACTGCTAAATTATATTCACTTTGCGCTTGAAGCATTGCAGCTTGGGTGCTGATGCGTGTGGCAATTATGTTTTTAGCTGTAGCTGAGGTTTTCGCTATAATGGCATTAGTCGCATGGCCAGCAGCAATAACAAGGCCGCCTTGTAAAATGGTAATGACCGCTTGGGCATGGTCTTTTAGGAATGAGAGTCCTGAAGCTAAGCCATCAAGCGTTGGCAGTAAGGCACCATTAATTGGTTGCTCTAACTCTACCGATAACAGTTGATATTCACGTTTTATATCGCGGTATTTGGCATTAATATTATCAGCAGTTTCAGCTGCAGCCCCTTCATATTGTTGTAATGCGCTAACTAAATGCTTACCAAAAACTTCTGATGTGTAAGTACCAGTCGCAATTAATTCTTTCAAACCACTACTCGTTTCTTGGCCTGCCGCTTTCGCAATTTTTGCCATTAGATCAGGTAAAGGCTCAGTAACTTGTCTAAAGTCTTCCATGTTTACTGTGCCAGCACCAAGTGCTTGGCTTAAGCCATAATAAACACGTTCTAAATCAGCATTACTCGCACCATTTCTTGAGGCAGCATCAGACAAGCCCTGTAACATGTCACGGGCTTGGCCATCGGTGATTATTTTTTCCTGAGTTAATGTCGATAATCGGCTATAGCCATCAGCTAAACCGTTTAGCTCTTTATGATGTTCGGTTGCTAAATCAATTAACCAGCGTTCTTTCTCGGCATAGTCAGCGGCATCATCAGAAAGTCCTTGTAAACGGGTACGAATGTCTTGAAATGCAGCTAATTCAGTCACTAAACCTTTGCCAAGCTCAATGGCACCAAAGCCAACGGCTAAACCCGCAATAGCGTTTTTAACGCTTGAGGCAACTTTATTGGTTTGAAATAGCTTAGTATTGGTGTCGTCAATGGCTGCATTAAACTGACGTGTTTGGCCAGCAGTACGTTGAGCACTATGACCAAACTTATCTATTACCTGAGTATTTTCTTTAACTTCAGACTTAAATCTGCCGTTCTTAACATCAAAAACAATACCTAGTTTTAAATCAGTCATCATTTACCTTATTTAATGCTCTAGCTGCTGCTTTGCTCATGATGCGCAAGCCGTGATAGTGAGCATCGGTAAAGTCCCTTTCACTTAGCTTTGCATCTGACTCAATTTGAGGTAAATCAAGTCCTAAACATGCGCCGTCGTTGCGATAACGCATCAAGTCGCTAACTTGGGTAAACCACACTACAACAGGCCAATTTTGTGGAAACACTTCAAAATCTTTTACTTTGGTTAATTCGTCAATGATTTCCTTGGGTGCACCGTGAGTTTTCATATCTTTAATTGTGCTGCTCTCTACAAAAGGTGCCGCTGCCCAGTCTTTAGCAGCGGCTTTTAGTTTTTTACTACAGCGCCAATTGAGGCGTTGAGATAACCAACCATAAATGAACGGTGGACAAAGCTTTTTTTCAACAACATATCCAAATTATCGCCTGAATATGCCAGAGGTTTCTTATCAATATCATCAATGTGTTTCCATGCCTTAATTACACGTTTTAACACTGCTTTTTCACCCTTTAGTGCCAATTCGTCGTACTCATCTTCTTCTAATATTTCTAACTGCAGACTCACTTCGTGATTTGATGTTTCACCACCATCAATAGGCACATTAATAACGACAGGCCACCACACTGTTGGGTTATTCATTACTGTAAACATAAGAACTCTCTATAAAAGTTAAGGCTGTTAAACAGCCATTAAAAAGGTATTAAAGGTGGCATCCTTGCCATGCAGGTCCAAGCTCCAGTGCTCCAGCACCTTCAACGCCCTTGGTTGTGCAAAATAAGTGTTAAGTTAAGGTGAATTTAATTTCGTCATTCCCTGCAGTACTGGGGATTAAAATTAAGTCCATATCTAAACTGGCTGTACCATCATTATCACCGTACTTAGGCGGCTTAACTTGCACTTTCGGGCAATCGACTTTACAAATAAGTCCTGGTACTTGGCCATTTTGAATAGAGAGCGCACCAGTGACTGAGTTTTTAGCATCACTGAAGAAGTCTTTAACGGATAAATCAGGTGCTTCAATACTGACAGAGCCACTTGCTTTACGCTCGTTAATGTCAATGCTTTGGGTCGTTAAGGTTTCAATGAATTTAACGTCTTGGCCAACATCTAAAGATAACTTGTAAGGCTTTGCGGCAAAGCCATTTAGCATAAAGCCTGAAGTTCGGCCTGCACCTGTTGGCGTTGGTTTTTGCCATAAAGACCAATCAGGGGTTACGGGGGCAACTTCAGTGGGGTCTACCCATAAGCCGATAAAGTTAAACTCTAAGTATGGAATACCTTTTTCTAGGGTAACTTTGACATTACCGCGAGCGCCTTTCATGGCGTGTAAGTTTTTACCCATGTTCATATAAAGCGTGGCACTTTCGTAATTACTGGCCGCTAAATCATATTCAACCGAAGTAGCTGCAGTAATCGTTTCAGCAAAACCACAAGCACGTACTAATGGCCCCCATGCAGGAGCCGTAGCAACAGTGCCGCTGCCTTGGAATTCAATTTTAAAACTAATGAGTACATGCTCACCACTAACAATAGATTCATCAGCGCCTAGGTAAGGTTTCACCAAACCTCGCTCTAAGGCTTCGGCCTCAAGTGGTGTTAAGTCAACATCTTTGGCTAGAATGGCATTTGCTGCACCAGGCGAAGCATCAACACCATAAGTTGTTTCTAGTTTTGCTAAGAGTAATTTTTCACTAAATTTCATGGATAGATTCCTTATTTAGTCTGGGCTTTTTTAGCCGGAGCCTTACTTTGAGTAACATTGTCTTCTTGCTGCTCAAAACCTGTAATTTCTTGAGGCTTGGTTTGTTCAACCAAGGTGGTTTTTCCCGTTTCAGGGTCTTTGGTATAACTACCGCCTTGACGGCTATTTAACTTAATTGGTGTTTTCACGGGCTTAGTCATTGTGTTGCCTCTTCAAAATGTGTAGTAGTAAATCGCTCTAGCTGCCAAAGTGCATGCTCTGTTACACCAACCGTATCAGCAGCGGCAAGTAATAGACTTGAGTGTTCACTTGTTGGGTTAAAGCCAAATAATGCTTTTCTTGTCGCTGCTAGAATAGGTGCCACCGCTGTTTTTGCTTTCATGCCTTGTGGATCATTAGTTTTGCTAATGCCTACAACCACGCCAATAGTGGTAGTGACTTCTTGCAGTGCTGTGCCCATGTCACGACTGTTGTTACCAGGACGACGACTAATTTCAATAATAAAGGCAACTGGTGACGGTTTTAGCCGACCTTTCATAGAGCTACTTAAATCAATCGCCTCTTCAACTTTGTTAAAGAGCGGTTTACCGTCTAATTGAGCTGCAATTAACTTGGTAATAACACTGCTAATCATTAGCTACTCCTTAGATAAACCCTGTTGATTTACTGCGAGCAAAAACACTACCGGCACTTTGAATATCGGCTAAATCAGTACTTGTAGCTTTACTACCCGTACCATCAACACCTAAGCTAATTTCACCTTTAGAGACACTAAACAAAAACTTAATAGCCGCATCATATCGTTTGGTTACTTGCTCACTAGCTTGTTCGTCGTAAAGGTTATAGCGAGCAACATTGCAACAAAGCGCTTTGAGTACTGGTGGTACAGTGTCCAGTGGTAATTGATAACGACCACCTAAGTAACCATCCATTTCAGCACTAGCATCCGTAATAGCTTGACCAAGTACGGTTTCATCAATAACACCTGAATTATTAAGCTGTGTTAAATCAACTAACTCGTCTTGGCCAAACCTGTCTATTAAGTCTTGTTTCGTGCAATACATGAGATTTAATCTGGTACGTGATTAATGACGTTATCTTGATACCAAGCCCATGCAGCATCACGGTCAGCGCCACTTACCTTTAACCCACCAAACTCATCACAGTTTGGCTTTCTAGTTAAAGGCTCTTGGCATTGTTTGGCGTGAACCGCGGCAATAATTGCATGTAGCTCTTTTGGCGCATGTGATAAATCAAGTGTCACATCATCTACACTTGGGCCAGTTATAGACTTGTCCACACTATCAGCGTCCACATTCCCTTGCGACGAACTGTCCGCACCTGGCTCAATCGACTCAGTTGATTGCACCAGTAAGTTATGATCTTGTTCAATTTTCGCGAGTTGTATTTCATCAACTTCAACGGTGTTTTCACCTTTATCAAACGCAATGCCTGCACGGCGATAGCCTGTGTGCATTGAACTAATAATGACAGCGGCAAGAAGAGATAATTTAGCCATTTCATGTTTACTCCAAAGATAACGTTAATAAAAAGGCTAACCTCGTCACGTCCAAACAAAGCTAACCAAAGAGAGGGAGCTATATGTAGTCAGCTACCAATATTTCTAAGCGACCTTTTAATTCGTTAGAGCTATTGGCATCTAACTCACGTTCCATTAGGCGCGTTGCTAATTTTTCTAAACTTGGGGGGACTACCAGCAACGTGGGTTTAATCGCTAATTTTCGACCACCATCAGCAGTGAAAGCGCGCATTTTAGCAATACAATCCCACAAATTATCCGCATTTAATGTCCGTTTATTGGCAAAAGCCATTTGCCAAAAACCGAAGCCTGCTTTATCTCGACAATCAACGCCATAACGGAATTGCTTACTCATAAATACCGCTTCATCATCAGTTTTTGTCATGCTGATTAATGCTGGTTTTTTACGTTCTTGAAAAATAATCGGCTTAATTGCTTTACTGGTATCAAGTAAGAACCAAGGTTCGCCCACATAGCCTCCATCAACGACTACATTGGCCACTGAAACATCAACGCCTGAGCCATCGGCTTCTGGGTTTACTGGGTGGTCTGTATCAAAGAAGAATTGACCGTCATAACAAGCCGTAGTAAAACCAGCACTGAGTAATGGAAAACACTCTTCGTCAGGATGAATAGCTGCCGCACGCCCCATTTCTTTAAATATTGGTGCGTAGATGCCAAGGTTATCATCTTCAATATCGTTACGATCAACACCAACGGTTGACTCATAATCTTCATTTATTATGGTGTAACCATGCGCCTTCATTGACTGAATATTACGATCACCAATCCATTTAGCTAAGCTTGGAAACTTACCTAACCAGCCATACGTATTACTGGCAGTAGTTGATTTGATAACAGTGGCAATTTTACTAAATTGCGGTTGGGCTTCTGATTTACCCGCTTCAAAATTGGCGTTATAGCCAGTAAAAAGTGCGGAGATTAACGCAGGAGTAATAACAGCCATTACTTGGTTTCCTTATTGATAGTTGCTAGAAAATCTTTATGGCTAAGGCCAAGTTGATCAGCGGTGTATTGTTGCTCTGCAGTTAATGCGGCAACATTTCCCCCAGGCGCTTTCTTACCTTGGGTTTGTTTTGACTTTAAAGCTGCAATTGCCGGGCGGGCATCAACCATTTTTTTCAGCGCGACAAAACCTTGCTGTTTGCCAAAATCAGTTAAATAACTAATTTCAGACTCAAATACCTTGTCGGCATTGTCTTTTAATAGTTGGTCAACTGAATTGCTATCACCTGTCGCTTTTAATGCAGCAACTTGAGTGATTGCCGCATCATAAGTTTCTTTAGGTACAAATTTACTTAAATCGACATTACCATCAGCAGTAGCCGCGTTAGCTTTAAGTGCTGTCACCGAGGTTTGTGCGGTATTTAAATCTTTTTCAAGCTGGCCACTAAGGTCAGCTTTTGTTTGTAATGCTTTTAAGGCGACAGTACCTTGGGTAAGTTGGTCGTCAGTGATATCAGCATCACTAGCGACAGTTACCCCAAGTAATGCCAACAATTGGGTTGCTGCGTTCATAGCGGCTCCTTTTTCGTTAGTAGTTGAGTTGGTTGAAATTGATTTAAGCGCGGTAATAGCTTTCATGCCATCAAGCGCAGGTTCATTGGTTAAGGCAACGTGCATTAATTCAATGGGGCGACCTGTTTTAAGGTCATAAGAGAAAACAGCTGAGGTATAGCGATATTCTTTATCGCTAATATGCTTTGTAGCTGTTGGTGTCCAATCAACGTTAACAGCAAAAAGACCTTCACCTGGTACATAGTCTAATTTTTTAAACCAACCGGCAGCGGGTGCAGGCTTGCCATTTTGTTCGGTGTATAAGGTTTGGTGCTCGTAATCAAACATGAAGTCATTTTTACGTTGAGCAAGATTTGTTTGTAACGATGAAAAGGCAAGTTCATCCATCAACCATTGGCCACCGTCAACATCAACGTCTCGGCCATCAGTAGGCATGAAGTAACCATCAGGTAAAATCTGTACTCGATTACCATCACTTAAACTAGCGCTGTTAATAGCACTGCCAGCAAAAGTTAATACCGCAATATTAGTTGCCGTTTGTTTGGTAAGTACCGCTAGGCCGATGCCTTGGGTAAGTGTTTTTTTGTTTAGGAATGTTTTCATAACGCCAGTATGGCGTTATGAAGTTATTTACTGAGATTCAGGGAGATTAATGCTTGAAGTTTAAGAGTAAGCTTTAACAAAACTGTTCAGATAGCACTCTAGGGGCATCAGTTATTTTTTTGATTGTTTTAATTTCATTATAAACTTCCCAAAATTGACAACTGAGTATTTGAATGACTTGTTTAGGCTGTCGCCCATAGAGGGCAATTTTTAAATTAGGTGACTGTTCCAGTTCGCTCGCCAAATCCTGGTAATCAATTGTAATAACCGTATCTTGGTAATACGTACATGATGAGTTAATAGCGCTACACCTAACGTCCCAATTCACTTCATTAACATTTAATTTTGTACCATTACTCGTGATTGCATAAGATGGATAAAACTTATTTTGAGTTTTAATTTCACTGTATAACTGAGTAAGTAAAGTCCCATCTTCAAGTACATACACTCTTATAAAAGTACGATTGTCGCCTGTATTCTCACCGTTATTACCCCAACGCGTTGATGTAATTTCCCACTGTTTTTTAAATTCATCATACGTTGCCGCTGGTTTATGATACGGCAATGTGGAAGCAAGAGAACCACAACCACTCAACACACACATAAAACAAAGAATAAATATATTTTTCATTTGCGATATAACTCCATTCATCACCACCATTTAACACCCGTTTAAAAACTTCACAATTGAGTTTGTTTATATTTCTTGTGGCAATATACCAGATTTGTAATTTAAGGCGAGCAAATCGCTTACAGGGCTTTGAGTTAAATCATTAAATTGGCATTAAATACCATCAGTTAAATGGTCACGCAAAATATCAAGTATTTCTATTTTCTCAAAGGGTGCAACACCTAGAAATGGTCTTGCGGGTATGCCGTCAGCTTCACGACCAAACTGGTGAGTTGCTGCATATTCAAGGTTAGAGCCAAGCATTAACTGATTAGCCCCTAACTGGTAGTTAAGCGTATCGGCTAAAGTACCGGTTTCAGTTAGTACTCTGTCTGGCCGTTTTTTCTTTTTAAGTGTTGTAGGTGCTAGCGGCTCCCATGGCTCACCATCGGGAGCTTGCTGGTCAACAAAGCGTTGCTGCGTGGATTCAAGCAAGTACTCGCCAATATCTCTAAAAGCAGGCTCTAGTTCACTGCCTTGCTTTAATAAACGATTTAATGCCTGGCTTATTTGTTTTTGGCCACGAACATCAACGCTAACAAACGAGCCTGCCATTAGTCTTGCTCTGATTCATTTAATGCGGATAAATCATCCATACTGGCGGTAACCATTAGCGCCTCATGCGCATCAGCAAAGCAGGTTAACTCATAACCCTTGGCTTGTTGCTCTAACTTATCAATGCGAGCTTTCTTTTCAGCATAGCTTAATTCATCATTGTTAATGGCAACAAAAGCTTCATCCAATAACGGCAAAGGCTGGCTGTGGTCAACAGGATCATCTTTCATTTTTTTCAACATTTTTTCAAGCGAACTCATTGCAAAGCCTTCTTCATTAAATTATCAAAATACACCGCTACGTCATTATTCCACCGAGCAAGGGCTTCACGGTTTAACATCCATGCAGCAAAGTGCTCAGCATGCCACTCAACGTCTAAATCACTACCATAACGAGTTAAACTAATGCTTCGGTCAATGGGCGGCACTGGCCTGCCCGCCTTAAAGTGCACTTGATGACCAAGCTCATGTAACCAAGTAATCATCGCGCCACCACTATGGCCACTTTCTCCCCAGTGCCTCACTATTGCTGACAAGGTGCGAGGAATATTATCTTTACCTTGAAGTATAGCAAGCTCAACTGCGTTAATCAGTTCACTAATGTTTACTTTTTTAAAGTTAGCATTGCTCTCAAGCTTTACGGTAATGTGACTAAGTTCAGCTGCGGTCCAACCATTTGGCATTGCACCACGCTTAGCTCGGTAAGTATAATTATTGTGGCCATACTTTTTAACGGCATCAGGTAAATAATCCATCACTGCATCATTGATTTTTCTTGACGCTTTACTACGAGGTGCCATTTCACTGGCTTTAACAAACAAGGTTTTAACCTCGTGTTTAGTTAAGAACTGGCCAAGTAAATCAAACTGAGGTTTAGCTGTTTTAAACTCGGCCAACTTAGCGTTTAAGCTATGCACATCAGCCCCATTCACCGTACTAAAAGCAGTAGGTGCTATGCGTTGTGGTGGTTCAAACGGTTTGGCTTTTTCAACACTGAGTTTTTGCTGCTGTTGTTTAACGACAACTTTTTGTGGGACATAGTCAAAACCTGGGTCAATACCTTTAGGTATTTTATGCACTTCACCTGTGGCTTTATCTGTCCACTCAGTCATTTCAGCTTTAGGGGGAAGTTTTACTTTTTTACCCTGACGCTCAAGTTGTTTGGCTGTTCGTCCCCGCACCTTGCATTTACAGCCCCAACCATTTTGCGGAAAGTGTGTTTGCCAAAAATCATGCGCTTTGGGTAACACTGTTCCGTGCCAGGATAAATGCATTGGCCTTGGGTGCATGCTGTCGCCGTGTTGATACTCCCAAAAGTCAAAGTGCTGCAGCTGTTCAAAACGACCTGCGTTATAACTTTGCCTCATATTAGTATCGTAAATTACTTTGGCACGCCAATTCGCTTCGCCTGTATGGCTCCAACCGTGCTTAGCAACAATGGTTTTAAATTCTTTTTTAAACCAGCCAATGCTTTTACCTTCCGCTATGGCGCTATCAACGGCTTTGCGAAAATCGTTAAGTAAATCATCCTTTAGAGCACCTGCCACCATAAAACTTGAGTTATGGCCATCACGCCAAACATCAAGCCAACGCTCTGACGGCATGTTCAATTTGTTTTGAAAGAATCTTATCGCCTCTTTAAAGGGTAATGAACCGTAACGAACAGTCATTACTCGCCCTCACCTGATTCAGTCTCAATATCAAAACGACCAGCAAGCTCACTTGCTACAAATGCTTGTTGCATTACTTCACTGGCTTCATCTATGGATAAGTCGAATTTAGCTAATAATTGCTGTAACTCTTCCAAAGAGTCGGCTTGCTCCACCAGCTGCTGCACCTCGCTCGTGAAAGCTTGAAGAACAGGTGACATATCATTAGTAAGCTGTTTGGTGAAACTGTCTAATTGCTCAGGCTCTACGGATTTAGCTTTCAACGCTGTAATTTTACGAATAGCTTTTAGCTTTACTTGCTCACTCTTTTCAACCTGCTCTTGCCCTAACGCCCCTTTAGTTAAAATAGGCTCGTTATCTTTAGGCAAAGGGATTTGCACTTTTTCTTGCGCCCATTGCAATGGTATTTTAAAACCAACATCAACTAATGCTGGTAGTGAATCACTAAATGCCTTCAAGTCTTCAGCTTCAGTGATATCAAACTCAAACCGTGGGGCACGTAATTGATGGCGGTAACTTTTACCATTTAAGTAATACATAGGGAAAACAAGATCACGCGTTAAGGTATTAGCTATTTGCTTTAAATCACTATCGCGCAGCTCCTGGCGAACTTCATTGTGAACATTACCTAAAGCATTAGTCGAGCTTTTACCATCCGCTTGACTCGTAAGCGTGCCGCCTAAAATCGCCTTAGAGATAGTCTTCTCCATTAAACCAACCATGTATTCAAAAGGTTGCTGTGTTCCTTTGGCCGCTTCTTGGAAGTCTATCTCCATGCCTTTTGGAATAATGCCACCCGCATTATGACCAATACTCATAACTGCGTTAAGTAAGGTATTCTTTTCTTCTTGGCTTGCACCAGTGGGATATTTACCTAGGCGCAGAGGCAAACCGTAAATTTCTAAAAATTCAGCTAAATCACGCACACTGTAATTTTTAAATAAATAAGGCCAAGCCAATACTCGCGCCAAACCAGAACGCGCTAAGTAACCTGATTTAGTTTTATGGCTATGACTAATCCAACCAAAAGGTTGTAAGGCTTCTCCTTCTGCGCTGTTATCACGTAAGCGTAGTTCGTTACGGTTTTGTCCTGGCTCTTGGGCAGGATGTGTCATAAACCAACTGGGATCTTTAAACTCTATATTTGATGGTAACCATAGGCTGCCTTGCTGCTGCCATGTAATTTCTTGATTAGAAAAACCCTTTAAAATAGCATCAGACATATCAAAGATAACATCATCTAACATGGTCATATCTTCAAAGTGCTCTTGCAACATTTCTGCATCTTTTATTTCCGCATCACTGGCATTGCGTGGCGGTACTATTTTCCAATCAACACCTAATAATGCACGACGACGTTTTTGCAATTCAGCAAACACATGACCGTCTTTTTCTTCCATGTCTTCAGCTAGTTCACATTGGGCAATAATATTACCCTGCTCTGCACCGATTAAGATATCGGCTAGCTTTTGTGGTGTTAATGCTCGACTTGGGTGGTCACTGTAATGGGTACGTAAATGACCCAGTTTTGCATCATCCGTTTGTTGATTTTTTAAATGCTTGATGCGGAACTTATTGCCATTGCTGTCGGTTTGTATTGGGTGCTTGGCCATAACTAGTATGCTCCGTGGTCATAATTTTGTTGGTTGTCGCCACTATGGTCTGGGCGCATGTGATCTTTTGAGGTTTTTTCGCTTTGGTGCCAGGTACCTGTTTTTTGTGAAAGCTGAGTAAACTCAATTACACCACCATCCATCCAACTAGCGCGTATAGCCATAGCAAAACCGACGGCGGTATCACCATGGCGCTGACGGCCATCACTGCCTTTAGTGCTGCCTTTGTCTATTTTAGGAATACCGCGAATGGTTTGAATTTGGTTTAAGTCATCTTGAACATCTTGGTGGCGAGGAATTTCTAAATTAAAGTCTTCAAACTCGGCTTTAAGCTTAGGCATCCACTCCATGTACCATTTATCGGTTAACATCACTTGCTCAACCATTTCACAGCCGTAATGCTCAGCTGCGGCTTCTGCTAAATAGCCACCGTTACCGGTAGCATCAAACGCTAAACCCTGTAAGCGAGGTAAGCGATCGCAAAGATAGAACAGTAATTCTTTTTGAGCATCGTAAGTTAAGTTGCTCATCTCCAGTAAGAACGGCACACGCTTGGTTAAGTCTTTGTTTATTTGCAATGGTACAAATACAGATAAATCACCTTTACGGGCAAAATCTTCACCAAATGCATGGTTTAAGTCTTTTTTAAGGGCTGTTAAATGGGGATTTAATGCCTCGAACCATTCTTTAATTTGCATTTGTTTATGACGAGCAGACCAGGATAAAAAATCCTTGTCTGCTGTAAAACGTAAAATTGGAATATCTGACTTCATCGCAGCATCAACAAGCACGCGCTTGATATAAACACCGCCACCTTGCTTAGGTACACAAAAGTACTCTTCTAATGCATCGTCTTCAGTCGCAGTATCACCGAGTAAACCGTCTTTCCATGCTTGCTCGTTTTCACTACTCCAAGTATCCCCTTTGATTTGACAAATACGCTGATACAGTCCCTCAGCACAGGCATCATCTAAGGTAATGCGGTGTACTGAGTAACGTTTTTTACCTGCTCGGCTATCTTGAATAATGTTATTGAATAAATTGTCAGTGCCATTATGGGTTGAGATCAAACGCACCTTTGCGCCCCACATGGTTAAGGCTAATGCGGCTTTGAGTACTTCGGCTAGACGGTCGTGAAAGGCAGCTTCATCAATGGTGACATTACCCTGCATTCCACGAAGGTTTGACGGGTTAGAGCTTAACGCTTGAATTTTAAAACCACTGGCAAAATGAATGGCAAAGGTTAAGATTTCTTTACCATCTTGCCCAGCATCAATAAAGATTTCTTCTTGAATGTCCCCTGCCACTTTATCAAAAGCTTTTGCCCACATAGCAGCAGCATCAATAAACTCGCGCGCCATTTCTTTATTGGAGCCAACATAAAAATGATTAGTACCGTGTGCGCTTTTAGCTTTACTGGCACATAACACGGCATCGGCCGCCTCTGCCCAAGTCAAGCCAGTACGACGAGACTTTTCAGCAATTTTTAAGGGGGATTCATCGGCTATCCAGCGTTTTTGATAACCGAGTAATAATTCATTTTCATCAAACGCGACTAATTCAGACGTAACTTTAGACATCAGGCAATACCTAATATTTCACGTTTAATAGCATTAGCACCATCGGTAGTTAAACCTGCTTGAACTGCGGCATCTTCCACCAATGCCGCCGCTTCTTCAGCAAAGGCTTTGCGAATTTCTTTTTCACGTTTGGTTGATTCAGTTGCCGCTTTTTCCAACTTTTCAATCCCTATAGCAAGGTCTTTGATAAACTTAGGATGCACAGGCTCATCAGAATTAGAAGCGTCTAACACACTGTCAAACGCTAAGGTTCTTACCATTTCAATAAGAATTTTACTAACATCACCGCTAGGTTTATCCCCTAACTTGGCAACCCATTGTTCTGACACTGCACGGGCTTGAGCGATACGCGAGCCAATTGCTTGCATTTTGTTTGAATAACGATTTAACCCTGATTTACTCAGTTGCTCATCTTCATCAAGCTCTGCCTCATCAATCATTTTATTGATTTTTTCAAGAATAGCCGTTTGAGTTAATCGACCATCACGAAGAAGTTGATCAAGCTTATTTTTAATGGCATCAGGCAGCTGATTAACTTTTGAAGGTTTGCCACGTGTTTTACGTTCTGCTTTCATCATCTTTCTCTGCCTCCGCATACTTTAAATAGTCACTGCGAACCTTTTGAACTTCTTTTTGAAAAGTTTTCCAAACACGCTTAACGGTTAAATCACTATTTAAGTAAATATCTAAATAGCCACCTTTTGCTTTATAAGGCTTACCTGTTTCCTTCTCTGTTTGGGGCTTAATCACTTTATTTTCTATTTCAGCAGCAACCATTGCTAAAGCTAATTTGTGAAAAACTCGCTTTTCACCTGCTGAGTATGCTTTGACTTTTTTAGACATTATTTAGCCCTTTTATTTAGCGCGTGGCTTTTTCACACCTGGGCACGTAGCAACACCTTCGGCGACATCTTGGCCACGGCCTGACAAGGTTGCCATAGTGTAAATACCATTCGTTTCTAACGACACTAGCCCTTGCTCTTTTAACCAAGCTAAATGACTTAATACCCGATCATTACTCATGGTATGGCCGTAAGCAGCACAGGCACTTTGCAGCATAGAGTCATTAGTTTGATAGCCATTCATTGCGCCAAGCGCTAATAAAATAGAAAGCCGCTGGTGTTCACTCATTACTTTATCTATCGCCATTTTATTTTCCTTAACCTTTACCTTTAAGTTCGTTTTCTAACAACATATCGGATAAATTTTTAACCGAGATAAGCCCTGGTTCTATTCGCTTAATGTCGCCGCTGAGTTGCTCAATCCTTAACTCTAATTTATGAGTTAAATCTTTATCTGGCAGGTTCTCCACAGCTACATCTAATAAGTCGATACGTTTGTCTAAGCTCACTATGCTTTCATTAACGGCATCTTTTTTGGCAAAGGTTTTACTCATTGCCCAAACAACAAGAATAAAAGCGCCATTAATAATTAAAGCGAGTAACTTCCAATACTCTAAAAACCAAGCCACCATCAACACCGCCTCCGCTGGTTAAAATTTTTCTGCTGATGTTCATGCAAGTGCTGACAATCAACACAGCGCACTGCATCAGCGTGAGCTATTAAGCGTTTAGTACTCAATTCAATATCACAAACTAAGCAATAACGATGGCCGTTAAACTCCTGCGGCTGCTCTGCAACTGGCTTAGCTGCTGCTAATGCTTGTTCTCGGTGGTTTTGTTCTAGTTCGCATGCTCTATCTACTGCGTCACTCATGCTTATATGCTCCGTTTATTTACTGCTAACTGGTTATTTTCGTCTTTGTTTTTACTGCCCATACTTGAACCGAAATAAAAACCAGTTACACAATTGCGTTCATCAAATAAAGATTTAATGGTCATGCCCAGTAGGTTAGAGACTATGGCTAAAATGGCGCTAAAATCTTTTAAAAAGAACATTGCCAGTACATTGGCAATCAGCAAAATAAAGATATAAGGCAGGTTAAATTTCATAATGCCATCAGCTATTTTGTCGGCTTGCTCTGGGTGTTGGTTGTGCATCGCTCTAGCATCTTTACGGTCAAGGTACGGTGCCATATCAATGGCATGTTCGTTGGCCATTAAGGTTTTTTTTAATTGAGCCGCTAATTCTGGATTAGCATTTAATGCAGCCATTGCCTTTTCAGGATCACTTTCACCTGTTTTAGCCGTAGTAAAATCAAGTACTTTATTGGCAACACTGGCAGCAGTTGAATCACTGCCCGATAATTTATTTTTAATCCAACCAGTGAGGCCAACAGCCTCAGCAATACCTAATGCGGCGATGATAGACATAGTTAGTTTCCTTGCTTTATTTGTGGGTGTAGCTGTCGAGCTGTTTCGGGTAGTAACTTGGCTTGTCCTGCTTTGACTTTTTTAACGGCTACATCAATATCGATAGCCGTGACACTATCCCAACCTCGCCTATGTTGACTTGCATGCTCTGGACGCAAGTAAACACAGCTGTAATTGACGGCTAGGTCTTGTAATTGATTAAAGACTTCAGCCCTCAGCCGTGCTTGGCGACCTTCAACGTAGCGTTTACGGGCTTTGGGGGAATTAAAGGCGCGCATCATGAGCAGCCCCTTTAGTCATTAACCATTGGCTAGTCTTGAGCACGGTAAACACACGATTGAGCCAACCGATTAAAAAAATGATTTGCGAGGGGTCTTTCTTTACTAATTCACTGTAGCGTTGAGCGCGACATTGAGCGTATTGGGTAAGTAACGTATGGCTATGACAAGCCTTAACTGCGGCAATGGTTTGACTACCAACAATACCGTCTTGAGCAACGTCTGCCTGCATTTGCAGCGTTTTACGGGCAAAGTTACCCCCTTGATTAACGGCAGTATCAAATACCATAGTCGCTATGGCAGACGGCATTAAGTGGCATTTATTTTTAAACCAATAATCCCAATAATAAATATTAGCTGCGTTATCAGCAGTAAGGCTTTTTATATCAAGGTGCGGATACCAGCGTTTAGAGATACCAAAATTGGTTTCCCCACCAAGGTCATTTGGGTTATTAACATAGCCACCCTCTGCAGCAAGTACATGCAAAATAGCTTGCAAAGCGACGGGCGGTATATTTGTGCTAGCGCTGAGGCTAGTTGAATTGTTTTTTATGTTCATGCCGCCAGTATGGCGGCATGGTCATGAAGTTCAGGATTCAGCTATCTTAATGCTTTCATTAATGCTGCTGAATGAATTGTTGAGTATAAATATGATAGCCAATTTAAAAGAGTTGGTAAATTTTGGCAATAAAAAAGCCTCCTAAGGAGCTTTAATTAGGCTTTTTTTTCGTGGGGGCCTGCACCGTTGGAGCTTTAGCATCATTATGCTCCATATACTCATGAATTTTCCCCAGCTTCCCATCCACCATAAACCAAATAACCGCAGCAGCAGTTACAACAATTGCACTGGCTATTTTTAATGTTGTTGAGTTTTTTTGAATTCGTTCATCTTGTTTGTCAAGCTTACCTTCAATACGCTCAAGAGTAGAGCATATATGGCTAACATCCGTTTCAATTGCTGCGGTTCTTCCGCTAAGCTCATTCTGATTCTGAATAACCCATTGCAAATGAGTACTTTCGCTCGCGCCGCTATGGGGAGTTGTTACTTGTGGTGGTTGATGGTTGTTATTCCTTCTAGGCATTATTACAATCCCTTACTCGAAATCCAATTCCAGACATCATTGGAGTGAATTCCCCAGTATGCATCAAATGGAATAATTAAGTATGTTTCTTTATTATTCCCTTCACCAAAAATTTTATTATGAATTGTTTGAGGCATACCCTTCTGCTCCTCATAAACAAGCCAAGATGCACTAGCTATTTTTATATGATTATTTTCTGGATAACAATCCGCAATTAATTTCTCTATCCGTGAGTTGTTTGGTTCTTTTGCTATCACTGCAAATAATGGCATGATACACCTTAAATTATAAAAACAAAAACACCTACATTTTGTACTCAAAATAGTAGGTGTTCCATTCAACCTAACTATTGTAGTTAACAATACAGGTTAATAAATATAGCTTAAGTATATTGCATTAATAAGGATGAATTCAACTTTAATGCGGGATTTAGGTGGGATTTTTACACTTTTGAAACAAAAGCCTAGGTAATAACACCCTTTAAAATTAGATTGTTCGCTAACTTGAAGCTACTATTAGCCCACCCAAAACAACCATCACAGAGCAGACTATAACGCCAATATCGACACCTCCAAGCGTATAAGCTATATTCGTAACGCCAACAGTGATCATGGCTCCTGCTACTATTCGTTTTTTATCATAGCTATCCATTAGTTCTCCCCTTCAATATTATCTCTAACCGACGCCGCCATACTCACCAACGGCAAACCATGAATATAACTACAATCAAATTGCCCTTTAAAAACAGCATTACAGCCATTTGGTAAAGGTAAATTACAACTGGTACATGTACCAATGGCGGCTTGGTCATGCTTAATACGATCGCCATCAATGCGCATCAGTGTCATTAAATACTCACTGATGCTGTCAAAGCCTCGTATTAACGCTTGATCATTAAGTTGCTGTTGTTCAGTAGCGCTAGCACTTACCTCGAAGGCTTGTACTGTTAACTCCGCCTTTTTAGCGCGCTGTTTTTGCTTGCGTAAACGTGCTTGTTCTCGTACTCTTGCTTTCTCAGCTTCTGTCAGTTCTTTTTTCATCGTGACACCTTTTTAAGTATTCTTTTTTTGCGTGACCGTCACGCGCAGCCTTAGCCATTAGCTTTTTAAAACCCACTCGATGAAACCACCGCCAATATTTCTTATGGTTCTTCTTTAGTGGTGCTTTGCAGTGTTTCGGAGTGATCAAAACAACTTTCCTTGTTTTTTATCAATAAACAATTGCCTTTGCTCTGCACATATTTGATAAACCGATTGCTGAGTTAAATTGTATTTTTTCATCAAGGCTCTGTGGTTATGGCCGTTAAAGTCGTGATACAAGTTAGCATCACGCAAGGCTTTTTTAAGTTTATCGTTACGTGGTAAGTACACCATACCACCACCTAAAAAGTGGCTTTGACGTATAATCAAACGTTTGGCAATGCGCCAAGCCTCGTTATGTTCAAAACCATCTTCTTTTAACTCGGCTACATTTACTGCTATTAAATCAGCCAACATTTTAGGCCAGGCCCTATCGTCATTGGCTAAACCATCGCTATGTGCCAATAAGTCATTGAGGTTATCGTCATTGCCAAGTAAGTCAGGATCTAATAATTCTTGTTGGCTCATACTGTTTCCCCTTGATTAGATTGCCTAAACTTCGCTAATTGTTCCTGGCGAAGACGGTCATTCTCCGCATCACTTAACTGGTGGTAATGCTTAACTTGAGCATTTCCCATATCGCTTGCTTTTTTAGCGCCATTTATTGGGTGATTAAACTGCTCTTTAAGCCCCGTTAAAACCTGCTTTAAATAGTTGTGATTGGTTAACGGCTTTACCGTTTCACCGCTTTGTCGTTTACTGTGAATATTTCGCACGGTGGCATCACAGCCAGCGGCTAACAATTGTAAATTAGCAGTTAAGTCTAATGCTTCGCTAAGTAGCTTTAACGCTCGGCCATTGTTTAAGTCACTTTTAGCCGGACGAAATAGACCGACATACTGCAAAACACTACTGCCCGTTTTGCTGTTCAACTTAGCCAGTGTGGCCATTAATTCTCTACCTGCTTCATCCTGAACCATGGCATCAAGGTGCACAGCTGCGTGGCACGTTGGACATCTGCCTAATTTCATAAGTCTTTACTCACTCCTGTGGCTTCATCGAAAATAAAACAAAGGTTTTGATAACTTTCTTGCTTAGGTGCTTTACCTGAAAGTAAAGCCGTACAATGGCTTAGTGAGTTAAAGCGTTCATGAAGGCGCAGCGCTTGCCATTTTTCCTCAAGCCATTTAATTAACTCACGCTTGTGCCAATTTTTAATGATTTCTAAAACCTTATAAGCTTGTTGACCATTTAAAAATTGACAATGAAAACTAATATTTTCACCTAACGTTTTTCGGTTAAGCATGCGGCTAATGTAATTATCAAGTGCTTGCTCTGAGCCATCACGAACAAAGCCTTGTTGATGCATGGTTATCCAAATAGCACGAATTCTTCCGCTTTCAGGCGATACACTACGGCTACTTTTTGGTGCTATACGCTTATTGGTGCTGCCCTTTTTTTTCACTTTAAAGCCGATAGTTTTAAAGTGTTCAAGCACCAGCTCTAGTTCTTTAATACTCATTTTACTGCAGCTACTTTTTCTGGTTAATTCGGTTAAAATATTACGATAAATGTCTTCATCAAGGTTCAGCTCTCGCTTAGCTACATGGACCAGTTGTATTAATCGGTTACGCATTTTTGTCTCATGAAATAGTTAATAAGTGATACCTAAAAAGCCGCAATTAAGCGGCTTATTGGTTGAGTTGATAGTGGTTATTTAGAAAGCAAAATCAGCATCAAGGCGCTTTTGCTCCTCTAACGCTTCAATACGTCTGCGTCTTGCTACTGCTGCCATATCTGATCTATCGCGAGTCACCTTGTGGGTTTTCTTAGCAAATATCATGGTAATTGATTGTTTTTGCTCGTCGGTTGGTTTACTCATGCTGCCGCCTCATTTGCATTTTCAAAGCCGTTGGCTTGCTCAAATTCAGTTAAAGACTCCACCATTAAACTTGTCTGACCTTCACTACCTATTATCCAAAGCAAAGCAGCAATAACGCCATCTTCAAAAGTGGCGTCTTCACACATTACCGTGCCATGCTTTTCTTGGGCTGTAGTAGCGGCCCCTATTTCTTCTATAATTTCTATACTGCTTCTCATGCTGTCTCCTTAGGCGCTGGCAATGTCTAAACTAATTTGTGCCATGGCATCTTTAGCATTACGTTGATACAAACGCAGATACGTTTTAGAGCCAGTAATAGAGATTGAATCTGCAATCGCCTCCATGGCTTTTAACCACTGTTCATCTTCAATATCTAAACGGCGTAAACCTAAAATACGGGTAACAGAGATATTGCCCTCTTTATCCGTTTGAAAGGCATGCTCAACTAATGCCTTAATGTTGTCATTACCGCCTTGTGTCCACTCATGAATGCAACTATCAATGAGGGATTTAGCAACGATTAAACGCTCATCAAAGGTGATGTTTTCATTAATGTTACGCTTAACCATTAGGTTGCCATCAAAGCTAACTAAACTGGCATTACCTTTTTTACCGCCAATTTGTTGGCCGTAGGTTTGTGCGCTAAGGTCAATAAAGTCTTGTACTCTCATTAAGGCTTTTACTTTGAACTGCTGCAGCTGCTTGGAGATATCTTCAGCCTCGCTGGTTAACTCTTTTACCAATTCATCACGAAGCAAATCAATCGCTTCAATTTTAGATTCAGGTACCAAATGGCCTGCGGCATTGGTTCGATAGCCTGTTGGCTCTACGGGTGTTGTACTTACTGCTTTTTCTACTACTTGTTCGGTCATCGTAATTATTCCTATGCTTTCGCTATTGCTTCCAAAAAATGATGCAACCGTTATGGGTGCTAAAATTAATGTCTTCTCGTATGCCATTTTTAGTGCCACGTATAACTAACGTTTCACCGGTGATTTTTTTCGGTGATTGAATTTCAATACGCGGCTTTTGCCTTGCCATTTCTACGTTTAATACCGTCACACCGTTATTAATTAACTCGCTAATGGCGCGCTGTGCCTTGTTCATTTGCTTGATGATCAAGTTGTTTTGTTGGTTGTGCTGTTGTTTGGTTTTAATCATTGTTTAGTTACCCTAGTGCTGTACTAACTTGTTATATTGTTTAGCTAAACGAGTTAGCTCTTGTTCTAGCAGCTCAATCAGCTGAGTGTGGCTAGTAGCATTTTTTTTAATGCCTGCTAACGTTTCTTGCACACCATAAAATTCAGCGACAACAAGCGGTTGAGTTTGGCTATCATTAATCACTTTAATTTGAATTTGATGATTCATGGTTTGCTCTAGCTGCGAATGAGGACAACCACTACGGCAAGCTTTATGTAACATCACGCGCTGTGGATTAGTTGCTGCAAAATCACGCGCTTGGTGAAATAAACATTTATGCTTTTCAATATCACCCAGTACGGGACAAATAACGCTGTATTGCATAAAAGCGCCTTTAACTAACTGTTCAATGCGACTTAAATCACCTGGATATTTTCCCTTTAGCACCTGATTAATCAGTGCTGCTGATACATGCAATTTATCAGCAACTTTCTTTTGTGAAGTACGCAGGCATTGCTCTGCCAATTCTTCAAGCCAGCTTTTGTTTTCCATGCTGTGGCTCCTTTTGTAGTGATCCATTTAAGCTAGTACCCTGTAAACATTGGTAGCTATGCTGCTTTTGCGTATTTTGATCAAACACACCTTCATCACTGGTTATTGGATAAAGAGGACCACTGTTATGAAGTAAGCGAAATACAGCAACACTGTGCTCGCAACCGCGACTATCCTTTTGAATACAGCGAATAAAATTGGCTAGCATCAATTTGCGGATATAACGTGAAGAGGTGCATGTAGCCACTTCGGCACCAGCGGATACATCTCCGATAGTGAAAACACCCAATACACGCATAGTGTTCCAACATTTTTGCTTAGCTGAGTTTTTACGCCCTTTGGTATAACGGTGACCTTTGATGTTGCCAGTTCCAAAACGCATAGGAGATGGATCAATCAACTCATATTCATGACCTGCAGCGCCCTTACCCTTATATGTTTTTTTAAGACGTTTTTTTTCAATTAAAAAAAGCGTCAATTGGTAAGCGATGTGGTGTGGAATACCCACAGCAATTCTTAACTGTCTATTGGTGAAAGTAGATTGAGTTACAATCCAATCCCAGGCCAGCTTGCGCTGGCTATTTTTTTTATTCTTACTACTCATTTTCTTAACCCTAAAGAACAGCGTGGTCAGTTCCGTACTCAGCAACATCAATGTGCTTTATGCCATCCACTTTGGCTTTACGTTCGATATTTTCAAGAGCAATAGCCCCTAAGCGGTAGTTACCATGGGTTTCGTTAATCACTTTGCGTAACAATGAGTCACCTACGGTTATGCCGTGTTCAAATAACTCTTTCACCATGATTTGCATATCTTCTAAATCGGCGGGTTGAAACTCATATCGCTGACTAATACGGCTATCTAGCTGGGGTAGCTTGCTAATTTTCCGTGCGATTTTATCCATCCCCACTAAGATGATGGCAATACCTGTCATGTCGTGAATATCGCGCAGGGTTTCAAGTAATTCAGGCTTGTCCATGTAGTAGTCAGCTTCATCAATGAACAGTACACGCGGTTGGTCGTATAAGGCTTCAAGCACTTTTTCAAAACGTGCCATTTTGGCGCGAGGACGTTCACGAACGCTCAATTCTTTAAGTAAGCGATCTAAAAAAGTTGCGGCGCTATCAAGGGCGACAGCACGAATATAAACACCGTTATCCACTGAGTTTAATAACTTAATGGTGGCAAAGGTTTTGCCAAGCCCTGGGCGACCATCAATAAGGCCAAAACCTGGTACTGCTGGTGAGCGCTGCAACAAGCTTGTGAATATGCCTGTAGCTTGCGCAACATTTTTTGTATAAGCCGTGTGATATTTCATGTATATTTCCTTTTGCTTTAAGGTTTGCTTTTAAGTGACGATTAACTAACTAGTCCTTAGTTAATCGGTGTAAAGGTCAGTAGGTAATGCTTACTGGCCTTTATTTCTGCTCTTGTTGTTTTTCTTCATTTTCACCCACCATAAAGGCGGCTTGCTTAGCCCATTTGGGTTGTGCTTTTTTGTATTCTTCACGAATAACAATTTCCTCACCTGTAAGCTTGCGCTGCTTGGCTTGATTTAAGATCCAGATAAACTGTTCATAATCATTTTTAAAGCGCGGCTTAGCGTTAACGGCTATTTCCTTGGCTTTTTCTAGTTCTATTTGCTCTTGGCGTAAGGCTTGAAAATTCTCAGGGCTTAATGTGGGTTTAACAGGCGTTAAATCACTCGCAAATGAGGCTTGATGTAATAAGCCTGATTGAGCTGGCTCACTTGGTTGTGGCATAAATGCCATACTGCTATTTCGCTTTTTAGCGGCAGCAATAACATTACGTGCAGCATCACCAAGGTTTACGCTGTTTTTAGCTTTACGAAGAGCTGCTTTTTGTTCAGTTATCTTGGCATTTTGTTGGCGTTTAGCGGCAAGACCTAACTCAGCTAAACTAATTTTTTCATCCACTAATTCAGGGCATTTAACTTTACAAATAAACTCTAATTTAGCGCTGTTAAACACATATATTTCGCCAATATTGTCAGGATTCCAGCTACAAAATACGTCGCTACCAACCAATGCACCTAAATCAGCCGACACATAACTAAAGCCATTAACAGCAATACCGACATCTTTGGCAACCGTACGTTTACCTGCTGGGCTTGAGCCACTTGCAGGAATAGGAGAAAGCAACACATCTAAGGCGCGTTCGTTTTCAATGGTACGCAGAGTGGTACGTTGTGAATTCCAACGAACAATAGGCTTTTCTTTAGTGGTACCGTGAATATTATGGTTGTAGTAGTGCTCAATCCAGTCATCAATAATGATTTGCAATTCTTTGGCACTAAGCGAAATCTCAATATCTTTAGCACCCTTTTTCATTATTTGGTCGGCAAAACTAGCGCGAGATTGCAGTTTTTCTCTACTGGCAACATCATGCCCACCATAGCCAGGTAATAATTTGGCGATACCATGTGACCAGGTACCAAAAAAACGCTCTATTGACGGTTTGGCATCACCACTAAACGGTGGCGCTATCAATGTTTTTATACCGAGTGATTGAAATACTGAGGTAACACGCTTTGATTTATAATCTTTACCGTTATCAATTTTAACTGACTCTGGTACACCAAAAGCCAGCATGGCTTTGCGCATTAATAAACAAACCGCTTCGCTGTTTGAAGTTGGCTGCAAAATAACAATAGGACGACGGCTATAAATGTCGATAGCACCAATAATGGAGTAGCGACCGTCAGTTAAATGCACATCGGTCGGGGTAGAATCTAACTCCCACAATTGATTAATACGGATAACGTTGGCATTCGCTTTACCAAAAGCAGGCATATAACGGTTTTTAAAATCGTCGGGGTTGTTAAGCTTTGCTATTAATAATGGATGTTCAGCTTTGAAACGTTTTAACCACTCGCGCATTTTGCTAACACTAGGAACATCCCAGTTAAGGTTGTTAAGTTCACTATGAGCAATCAGTATTTCGCGTAAATGACTACCATTAATTTCAGGCTCGTTATAAATAAGCCCTTGCGCCATTTGCTGCATTTTTGGCTCGCGGTCTATTTTGCTTTTTTTATCTGCTTTATAACGACCACCAAGAGCGGCGGCTCCTTCTTCATTTAACAGCTTTTGCCAACGTCTAGGATAATTCCAACGAATATAAGCCACTACTTCATAGGTACTATGATCAAACCCTAATGCATGCTCGTTAAACTGCTCTGCAAATAAACGCTCACCTGCCACTTTTTGATTTTGGCGAATAAAAGGGATCAGGTAAGTATCATAAGCCGCCAAAATACATAATTTAACGTCAGCACGTAAACGCGCTTTACCCGTTAACTGCATTAACTCAGCAGCACCTTGCTGCTTTATTCTGTCCAGTTGCTTGGCATCAAGTGCTTTAGCCTCAACACGCTTTTGAGCTATGGCCTTGCCTGCTAAAAATTCAGGGGATGCTTGACTCGCCTCTACCACTGCCGCACTTTCAGCTTGGGCAGCTAAATATGCCTGAGTTTCTTGAGGTAAAGAGTCAATGTGGTATTCGTAACCCTTGCCAATTTGGCATTTTCGTTTTTGCCAAGCTTCCCTGTTCGCTAACTTTCTATTTCCTTGAACAGTTGAGTGAGTCCCAGAAAAGCTAGTTATCTCAGATAAATTGAACCATTCCTTAGTCATATGACCCTCCAATTAAATCAAAATCAATTGCTTTAGATAAGTCACTTAAAATCTGCTTAGATATTTTTCCCCATTTAGGCTTACACCCTGTGTCAGGCGCAAACAGCTGTATGCACTTTTGTACTGTTCTTGGATTGTAACCATTCAAAAGAGCCCAAGACCTACAGCTTAATCCTTGCCTAACTAGAGCTGCATGTATTTGATTTGCATTCTCTATTTTCAT